TCCGGTAATCCGGGGGGCAGACCAAAAGAGAACAATGAGATTAAAGAGCTTGCGCTTAAACATTGCCCGGCAGCAATCGAACGATTGGCGAAGCTGATGCATGACAGAAGCGGCCGCACAGCGGTAGCGGCATGTCAGGCGCTATTGGATCGTGGTCTCGGAAAACCGGCGCAAGCTCTCGAGCATAGTGGCTTCGTGGCCCAGACCGCTGAAGAGTATCTGAAACAATTGGACGAACAGGCTGAGGATGTCGCCGGATGAGCGGCGCATACGTCTTCGCCTCCGCGATGATCTCGGTTATTACGCGCCGAGGTGCCTGAGGATCAGGACTAAGGCGGGCAGCGTTGCGCCGCTTTGCCTTAACGAAGCACAGAAATACGCCGATAAGCGGCTCAATGATCAGTTAGCCAGAACTGGCAGGGTCCGCGCGCTATTTCTGAAAGGGCGCCAACAGGGCTGCAGCACGTATGTCGAAGCGCGGTTCTTTCATAAGACCACGCACCGGCGCGGCACAAAAGCGTTCATCCTGACGCATCTAGACGATGCCACGAACAATCTGTTCGGTATGGCGAAGCGATTTTACGAGCATTGTCCGGAGGTCGTCAGGCCGTCGATCGCCGCATCGAATGCGAAAGAGCTGGTCTTCAACCTGCTCGATAGTGGTTACAAGGTCGGAACAGCAGGCAGCAAAGGCGTCGGCCGCTCAGATACGATCCAGCTTTTCCATGGTTCGGAAGTGGCCTATTGGCCGAATGCTGATGCCCATGTCGCCGGCGCGCTTCAGGCGGTGCCTGATGAAGCTGGAACAGAGATTATCCTTGAGAGCACCTCGAATGGCCGTAAGGGCCTTTTTTACGAGATGTGCGAGAGGGCGATGCGCGGGGACGGGGAATATATCCTCGTCTTCATCCCGTGGTTTTGGCAGCGGGAATATCGCAAGGCTGTTACGGCCGATTTCAAGCCCACTGGCGACGAACTGTCTTATGGGGCCGCGTACGCCCTCGATAACGAGCAACTTGCCTGGCGCCGGGCGAAAATCGGCGAGCTGCTCGGAGTTCATAACTTCCGCCGCGAATATCCAGCCACGCCGGAAGAGGCTTTCGAGGCCGAAGTGCCCGGAGCGCTGTGGAACAGGGCGCAGATAGATGGGTTGAGGGTGGCCAAAGCGCCCGACCTGAAGCGGATCGTGGTCGCGGTTGACCCGTCAGGCGGCGACAAAGAACGAAATGACGAGGTCGGCATTGTTGGTGCCGGCGTCGACGCGCAGAAGCACGGGTATACGTTGGCCGATGAGTCTGGCCGGTATAGCCCCGACAAATGGGGCCGCAAGGCCGTTGCTCTGTATCACCTTTTGAAAGCCGACCGAATTGTAGCTGAGGCGAACTTCGGCGGCCAAATGGTCGAGCACGTCATTCACACGGTCGACCCGACTGTTCCTGTGAAACTGGTTCACGCCAGTCGCGGGAAGCAGGCGCGGGCCGAGCCCGTTGCCGCGCTGACCGAGCAGGGGCGCGATCATCATGTCGGGGTCTTCGATGGCCTCGAGGATGAAATGGTGACGTGGGTGCCTCTCACGTCGACGGACAGCCCCAATCGCGTCGATGCGAAGGTTTGGGCCTATACGGATTTGCTTGTGACACCGGCGGGAACGGCAAGCGCAGAGCCTTTAAGGATCTAACAAAAAGCGAGGTATCGATGACGGCAACGGAATCCGAAGTATTTGGCAGCGGCACCTCTTCCTTCGGCCTTGAGGGCAACCTCACGGCGCAAGCCAGCGCAGGCGTCAACCCAGCCGCGACCGGCGCCGATAAGGTACTGGCCGTATTCACGTTGCCGTCAAACTCGCTCGATCAGGCCGGCCGGATGATTTCTATCGCCGCTTCCGGTGCATATGCCGCGAACACGAACACGAAAGAGGTCAAAATCATTGTCGGCGCGGCGACCGCCGTGGTCGGCTCGACGATTGGCGCTGGCGGAACAACGATTGCCGATAGCGGCGCCGTGACCACGAATGGCGCGGGCTGGCAGCTTTCCGGCTCTATCCTGAAATACGGCGCACCGGGCTCGAACACCCAGATCGGCTCCCATACGCAGGGACAGAACGGCAGCGCTGGCGCTGCGCTTCTGACACCGTCGGCGCTGACATTGAACGAAGGTCAGCCGATCCTTATCGCTGTGACAGGAAATGCCACCACAACGGCCACGGACATAACCCTGAACGCATTCACTGTCAGAGGGTCCAACTAAAGCTGGCCATCCTGCGGCCAAGCTGAGACACGCCCACAAAATCGAACACCCGCACTTTGTTCGATCATGACGGGACGCACTTCGTCCCGACCGGCGCATGTCGGACCACGGCGGCGCAGGCGCGGTCAAGGAATGAAACCGCGTCAGCGGCGCGCATCGCGCGTTCCTTGACGGCACCGAGCACCGTGGCACTTGGAGCGTTATGACCTCACCAGTTCGCCTGCAATCCAAGCCCGTCGCGAAGATGGGGGAGGACTGGAAGCTGCTCTCCGCGGTGCTGGGTGGCACCGATGCGATGCGCGCGGCGTCGACCGAATATCTGCCGCGTTGGCCGGCCGAAGATGGCGAGAGCTACGCGCTTAGGCTGAAGATAGCGACCCTATTTCCGGCGTACGAGCGCACCGTTTCGGTGCTGAGCGGCAAGCCGTTTTCGAAGCCGCTGACGATCGGCAAAGACGTGCCGTTGCGTGTCGCGGACATGCTGGATGATTGCGACCTGCAAGGCAGCAATCTGCACACCTTCGCGGCGGAGCTGGCGCGCGAAGCGCTGGCATTTGGCGTGTGCGGGATACTCGTCGATGTCCCGCCCAATCCGGGCGCGAGAACGGTCGATGATGAGCGCCGCGCCGGCATCCGGCCGTACCTCGTCCACATTCGCCACAACGGCATTCTGGGCTGGAAAACGAAGAAGATCGGTTCTGCGCTGCAGCTATCGCAGCTGCGCCTGTTCGAGCGTATCGAGGAAGACGACGGCGAGTTCGGCACCAAGCTGGTTGATCAGGTCCGGGTTTTGGAACCCGGAAAATGGGCGACCTGGCGCAAGACGAAAGACGCCGACGACGATAGCTGGGCCCCATATCAATCGGGACCGACAACGCTCGATGTCATTCCGTTCGTGCCGGTCTATGGCCGGCGCGATGATTTCATGGTCGGCACGGCACCGATGATCGAACTGGCGCATGCCAATGTCGAGCATTGGCAGAGCAAGTCCGATCAGCAAAACATCCTGCATGTCGCCCGCGTGCCGATCTTGTTCGGCAAGGATCTGGGAACGGATACAAATCTGACCGTCGGCGCCAACGTCATGGTCAAGGCCACGTCGAAAGACGCTGACCTGAGTTACGTGGAACATTCCGGCGCTGCAATCGAAGCTGGCCGGCAATCGCTCCTCGATCTCGAAGATCGGATGCGCCAGATCGGCGCTGAGCTTCTGGTCATAAAGCCCGGGAAAGCCACGACCGTTCAGGTCATGGCCGAAAACGAGCAGGGCTCATGCGACCTGCAGCGGATCATGCAAGGCCTTGAGACTGCGCTCGATCAGACACTGGCCCTAATGGGCAAATGGATCGGCGAGGAAAAGACCGGTCACGTCACGATATTCAGCGACTTCGGCGTCGCAACGCTGGCTGAAGCCTCGGCGCAGTTGCTGTTCGAGATGTGGGGCGACGGTTCGCTCTCCCATGAAACGCTGCTGAAGGAAATGCAGCGCCGGGCGATCATTAGCCCCGACGTGGACGTGAAAAAAGAAATCGAAGCCGCGAAGGCGGACAGCGCCAATCGCGACCCGCAACGCAAGGAAAACATCAATATCTGAGTTCAACCGCGACCCGGATGGGAAGCGGGGCCAAGAGGCTGGATAGCCTCAATATCGGGCGGATGCCCGGAAAGTGCAGCACCTTATGAAATTGAAACTGGACGATAAGGGCAACGTCCTCGTGCAAGACGGCAAGCCCGTCTACACGGATGACAGCGGCAAGGACATCGCGGTCGATTATCCCTACACGCTCTCGACCATCTCTCGCCTGAACTCTGAGGCGAAAGGTCATCGCGAGCGGGCGGAAGCCGCCGAAGAAAAGCTGAAAGCGTTCGACGGGATCGATGATCCGGCCGTGGCGCGTAAGGCCATCGAGACGGTGAAAAATCTCGATGACAAGACGCTGGTTCAGGCCGGCGAAGTCGAGCGGATCAAGGCCGAGGCGAAGGCAGCCTTCGACGATCAGCTGAAGGCGAACCTGAAGAAATACGAGCCGGTCGTAGCGGAGCGCGACTCGTTGCGCAGCGAGCTCACACAGGAGCGGATCGGCAACGCCTTCGGAAAATCAAAGTTTATCGGCGAAAAACTCGCTGTGCCGGTGGATTTGGTGCAGTCGCAGTTTGGCCGGTTCTTCACGATCAAAGACGGGAAAATCCAGGCCAAAGGCTATGACGGCAACCCGCTTTACAGCAAAGCGCGTCCTGGCGAGCTGGCCGAGTTTGAGGAAGCGATCGAGCTCCTCGTCGAC